GTTTAATGCATGACGGTGTGTGTCCGATTGATGATTCTGGTAAGTGCTGTGGGGGTCCGCGAGTGATAGCCTGTCTTCCCGTTCACGGTAGATTGCCCTTACTTCATCAGACAGTCGAAAGGCTTCACAAGAAAAACAGAGTTCATAAGGTAATTTGTTCAGGCGATGAACGCGAAGAAAGAATAATTTGTGAATCACTCGGCGCTGAATGGGTGCAGCACAGAAACAGACCGCTCGGTCAAAAATGGAACGCAGCATTTCAGGCGGCAGAGAAACATAAACCTGATGCCTGCTTATTTGTTGGGTCGTCTGACTTCGTTAGCGATAACTGGATCTCCGAACTTGCACCGAATATTGCAGAGTATGATTTGATTGGAACGGCTGGGTGTTTCTTTCTCGACATCGGTGATGAGATGAGGCTATGCTATTGGCCAGGGTATTCAAACAACCGAAAAGGGGAATCTATTGGTATAGGTCGCCTGATAAGCAGCAGAGTCTTAAACAAGTTGGAGTGGAAACCATTTGATGACCATTTAGATCGAAGTTTAGACTATTCCATGCAGCAAAAAGTGCTTAAAGTCGGAGGTAAGTTGCATCTTGCCAGCAGTGAAAAGATAAAAAGCATGAGCATTTCTACCGATCACTGGGAGAATAAACACCAGTTTGTAGACCATTGGAATGGTGAACTGAAGTCACAAAAGATTTATCAGGTGGGCGATTTTTTAGATTACAACTTTCCGGAAGCAAAACTAATTTTTAATGCAGTGCCACATAAGCAGCAGTCTTGACGGGCTTGACTTTAAGAAGAAATACAACCTTGTTGATTACCACGACAGTTCAAAACCTCTCGTAATATTCGGGATGTATCAGGCTTATGACGCGTATTTGTTTCAAAAACATCCATCTAAAGTTATTGTAGTCTGGCAAGGAATGGACGCGAAGGATTGCCAATACGTTGGAATCATGAAAAGCAAACCGGCGAAGCATTACGCAATCTCTCACTGGATAAAACACTCTCTGGATCAATACGGAATTGAAAGTGAGCTTTTGCCAATATCCGCGACTATCGCGAATTTGAAACCATGCAAGAGAGGCGAGAATATTTACTTTTATTCTTCGGATATGTCAGAAGAATCAGCAAACTACTATGGTGAGTTCATGATTCCAGAGATAAAACACATCACTGGATTGAACGTGATTCGTGCTACTCATGAAACGTACTCAAGAAAAGAATTAATAGAGGTTTATAAAAGTTGCTTTATTAACCTAAGGTTAACAGCTTATGATGGTTGCCCAAATACAAATTTGGAGATGGGACTGATGGGAAGAAGGTCTGTATTCAATGGCAACATACCACACTCTATAAAGTGGGATAATCTTTATAAATTGTGTGATGCTATAATACTTGAATACGAATCACGACACAAAGACAATAAACACATAGCCGCCGATATAAAAAAGTTCGTAAACCTTCCTAACAAATTATTCCTATGAAAACAGCAACCGTAAAAGGATTAGACATTTTTAAGGCAATAAACGGCCCCATAGAATGCATCACGTGTTTATTCGATGATTCATTCGTAAAGATTCATGATGATGGCGAATGTGAGATGTGTCATCTACAAACCGAACTACGGAACAACGCCAACCCGGACAAGTGGCCGCCATTACTTGACAAGATTAAATCGAAAGGCAAAGGTAAGCAGTACGATTGTCTTATTGGGATCAGCGGAGGGGAAGATTCGAGCGTAATGCTTTACATGGCTGTTAAAGTTTGGGGCCTTCGTCCGTTGGTTATTCACTTCAACAACAGAACCAATAGAGAGTCAGCTAATAATAACATTCGCGTGTTAGTTGATCGGCTCAACGTTAATTTCATTGAATACTTCGTTGATAAACATGAGTACGATAATTTAACCGACTCACTACTACGCGCAGGTGTTCCTGATTGCGATATCGCGAACGACGTAGTAATGTCAAAGCTCATGTATAAGGCCGCAAAAGATCACGGCATTAAATATATTTTGAATGGACACTCATTCCGTGAAGAGGGCAGCAGTCCGAAAGCATGGAGCGTGATTGATTACACGTATCTTAATTCAATCTACAGAAAGTTCAACGGTAAAGACCTGTTCAACTATCCGTTGTTAACAGTGTGGGATCAGATATGGGGAGGCATCATCGGAATTAAACAAGTCCGTCCATACCATTACCAGGATTACGATAGGACCGGCATTTTGAAGACTCTGAAACAATGGGGATGGCAATCTTACGGCGCGAAGCATAACGAAAACATTTACACGGCTTTCATTGGCGGGTATGTTCTGCCTAAAAAGTTCGGTATCGACAAGCGCAAAACTTATTTATCTGCTCAGATCCGCGAGGGTAAACTCTCCAAGACAGCAGCAAAAGAATTTTTGCAACAGGAAACAGAATTTGATTTAAATGATCTCGGTGATCGTAAGGATCATCTACTTAGGCTTGTTGAGTATTCCCCGAAACGTCCACGCAGTGACTATAAAATGACAAACTTTAAGGCATGGAAACCTGTATTTTGGGTTCTTATGAAGTTTGGCATCTTCCCGGCGACCGCTTACCGGAAGTATTGCTGTTAACGCTTACGCCTTCTGAGTAGGTTTCTTTCCTCCCTGCGGTGATAGCTTCTTGTGGCTATAAAACTTTCCGCATCCTTGTATGGTGAGAACTCGAAGTTTTTGGTAAACTCTTCTTTTGCGCGGTCGAACGCTTCAATGTTGTTTAGGCCGCCTTTTTTTTTCTCTTCAAATGCCCGACTAAAGGCATCAAACATTTTATGACCCATGTTTCCCTGAGGTTTTATAAAAGTACTAAAATTTTTTATACGTGCAATCAGTAATGTGTCCGTGTTTTGCATCTACATGGGCAAAATTGAGTTGGGTTCGTTCCGTATGGAGTGGGGTAACGCCAATAACCGGAGTCATCCGGAGGGGATTGCTACCATTAACGGGTCGTTGCTGCAATCAATTTTACTCGGTGATAGCGTCATTGATGAACACGTTTCTATTCGTGAAGGGCTCAGAATCGCGGCGGTTGGAATATCAGTCAACGTTCCAGCAAACACTATCGCGTCACTTCCGATAAACGTAATCGAAGAAAAAGGAGGCAGGAAAAATGTTTTAACGGATCACCCGGTTTACTGGCTGTTATCTCAGGAGCCAAACGACTACATGAGCGCACCCGTTTTTTGGAAAACGCTAATGATTCACGTCGGCGGTTGGGATAATGCTTACGCTCGAATCAATCGAGACAGTCGTCAGCGTCCGGCAAGCTTAGACATCTGGGAACCGTGGGAGGTTTCTATTACGAAGTCTGACGGCCGGTTGTGGTATCACTACCAGGGCGAAACAGTTTCATCATGGGATATTCTGCACTACCGATTCAATGCACTGGACGGCATTTGTGGCAGATCTATAATCCTGGAAAATCAGGATACAATGGGCATGGCTAAGAAGCTGAAGAGATACGCAAGTCTCATACTTGGCGCTCAACCGCCTGGCGTTCTTGGTTATGAGGGGAACTTGAGCCCAGAGCAAAGAGCCGAAAATAGGAAGCTGTGGCAGCAAAGAAGCAAGGGTGACGTTGCGGTATTGTCTGGTAAGTGGAGTTACAATCCAATCATGACACCGGGTGACGAGGTTCAGTATAACGAAACAAAGAAGAACAACGAGCTTGAAATATACGGTCTTTGGCAGTTGCCTCCAATGTTCGCGCAGAAGTTTGAAAGGGTAACCTACTCAAATGCCGAGCAATCCGACTTGGTTTATGCAAAACATACGATCACTCCTAAGTGCACGAACATCGAAAAGGAGAACAACATGAAATTGTTCTTTGAGCGCGAGAAAATGACTATGGGGACAAAGTTCAATATGAACGGATTGCTCCGTGGGGATCTTGCAGCAAGACAGGCCTTCTATCAGTCGATGATTAACATCGGATTGATGACAAGAAACGAGGGCAGGAGTCTTGAGGATTTAAACGAATACGATGGCGGAGACGTGCCGCTGATTCAAGGGGCGATGATTCCCGGTGATCAGGATGGCATTGAATCGCTAAGAAAGAAAATGGAGACTGAGGTAATACCGTCGGCTCAGCCTGTAAATGGGAAGTCTCACATAAACGGACACACAGTGTTAAACTAAAATGGAGAAACAATATTTATCGGGTCTAGTTACAATGTCTTTTCCGGCAGGATCAGAGCAGCGCAAAAAAGCTGAGGAAACTAGGACTATACCGTTCGTAATTTCTTCCGACATGAAGGACCGTCACAGGTCCGTCGTGAATATGAAGAATTGGAAACTGGATAATTACACCGCGAACCCAATTGTAGGATATCAGCACAATGTGTACGGCGATAACATGTGTGTGCCGGCATCACCTGACGACGTGATCGGTTCAAGTCGTGTTTATTTCGAAGAGCATGAAGGGCGCACGTTGATGATGGCCGATTTGAAGTTTGATCGCGCAGAGATAAACCCAACAGCGGAAAAAATATTTCAAAAGGTACTTGATGGAACTTTAAGGGCTGCAAGTGTAGGATTTTTGGAGGTGGGGCAAGGCAAAAAAGTAGCAGAGAAAGACGCCAACGGAAAAGTAATCGGAGAAACGTATTATTTCGACGGGCAGGAGCTATTGGAATGGTCGGTGGTCAACATTCCCTCAAATCCAGAAGCAGCGCGGAGAAGCATAAAAAATCACGCAGCCGCAGGCGTGTCTTTCCTGAGGAATATTGGTCTTGATGTGGTTACGATCAGAAAGACGGTTAACGACCTACTGGATTCAATCGAAGCACAGGAAAAGCCGGAAGACAAACCAGAAGAAACACGGGGGTCCGACCCCAATCTTGATAAATACAAACAACAATTAGAAAAACTCAGAAAATGAAAAAGCTGAAACAATTACGCGAAGATCGGGCGGATAAATTCAATCAATTTGAAGCCCTCACAAAAGCCGGCGAAGGCCGCGATTTCACCGACGACGAGACGACAAAACTCGATGCGCTGAACACTGAAATCGAAACACTCGACAAAGAAATTAAGAAGCTGGAAGGCATTGAAGCGACAAGCAAGCGCATTGCTTCTGCAAAAGCAGTTGGCGCAATCCAGGACAACGCCTCTGAAAACCGTGAACTTTCTCAGTTCTCATACGGCCGAGCCGCGCGGAGCATCTCCCGTAACAACTACAAAGGATCTGTTGAAGGATTCGAGCGTGAGATGTACGACGAGGCAGTGAAGGAATGTAAAGAGGCCGGTGTAGAAGTTCCTCAGGGTCAACTTTTGATCCCATCACGATTCATCGACTACGGTAAAAACAACAATCAACGTTTGCTTGATGTTGCAACTGAAGGAGCTGACTTGGTACGTACCGAGTACAAGCCGATGATCAAGTCTCTCCGTATTCCACTGATTGCTGATCAGTTCGGAGTAACGAAGTACAATGGACTTAAGGGTAACATCAAAATTCCTCGCGAGACAAACGAAGCGACATTTGTATGGGAGACTGAAAACTCATCTGCTGATGAATTCACTCTAACATATGATGCAATCGACTTGTCTCCAAAGAGACTTGCCGGTTACACTGACATTTCAGGTCAGATGCTTGTGCAGTCTGAAGAGATTACAGAATCATACCTCCGCGGTAAGATCCAGTACGGTATCGGCGCGGCGCTTGACACAGCATTGGTAAATGGCCCTACCGGCGGTAACTCTCCTGTGGGTATACTCAATTTCACAGGCGTGAATGTGGTATCTCTTGGTACATCCGGCGGTGATATGACATACGGTGCCCTGGTGGCTCTGGTTGCGGCTGTAATGGCTGACAATGGCCGCGATGGTAACAGTGGGTTTGTTATGAACTCAAACGGGTTTGCGTCTCTTGCGCTCACGCCGTATCAAACTGGCGGAACTGAGGGTAATTTCATCCTGAGACCTGGCGACACAAGACTTTGGGGTCATCCATTCCGTGTGACGAATCGCATCCCTTCTGATTTGGCTGAGACAACTACCGGACTCTCCGCGTTGATCTTCTCATCAAACTGGTCATCCGCGATCATGGCGACATGGGGCGGTGTTGGTATCCTGTTCGATCCATACACTCAAGCGCTTGTGAATAAGCTTCGTATCGTGGTTAACACATACGCGGATATTGACATTGAGCATCCTGAAGAGTTTGCGGTAGTGAAAGATTGGAACACTACTCTTCCAGCATTGACATAATCAAATTAAAATCAGCGAAATAATATGCCAAGGTTAACACCAAAAAAGACCTTCCTTCTCAGAAATGAAGTGAAGGAGGGTCACAAAAAAGCAACAGATGTAATCGCTCACAAGGGAGTTCCTATCGATGTAACCAATGAAGAAGCTGTGAAGTTCGCAGGGTATTGGAACATCGAAGGTCCTGACGGAGACAAGGAGAAAAAAAAAGTGACGGACGCGGCGAAAGTAGCCAAGGACGCCAAGCGCATCGTGTAGGTAATCAAAAGGTCCACACAAGATGATAGTATACAGCAGGGTTACAACGCAGCCGGTTTCTGAACCGATAACAGTTGAGGAGGCGAAAGCCTGGCTTAAAGTTGACGGTACAGACGAAAACGCGTTGATTACTTCGCTGATTACGTCGGCGCGGATCGCCTGCGAAAACTATGCGGGTTTGAGTTTTATTACTCAGACCCGTGTGGTTAAGTTGGATAGATTTTGTGGCGACCTTGTGCTTCCTTATGGGCCGGTTGATCCCGAATCAATCGAGGTTGTTTATCTCGATGGTGATGATGTGGAGACAACTTTTGATCCGGCTAATTACTACATCGATGTTCAAAGTGGACTTGCTAAGCTCCGGGTAAATGACTCAGGATGGCCAGACACAAGCAGGACATTGAATAACGTCGTAGTTACTTATGATGCAGGTGAAGCCGAGGCCTCTGAGCTTGTCAAGCTGGCTATAAAAAAGCGGCTTGCATTGGATTACGAAAAGCGAGGCGATACTAACGAGAATTCAGATAGCTGGATGGAGTTGCTTGACAACATTAAAGTTTACTGGAATGCAGAAGTATAAATTTCTCATTTACCTGGCAGTATGGAAACGCCCAGAGATAACAGAAATTTGCTTCATGGGGATTAGCAGGTTAAAGCGTCTTTTCCCCGTGCAGGCATTTGCAGTACTGAGTCCTGAAGATCCTTATTTCACTGAGCTGGTTGGGTTGTGCAATAGGTACGATGTAGAATACTGCACTCATAAAAATCAACCGCTTGGAGCAAAGAAGAATCACGGGCTAAAGCAATTGCAGAAAAAGGAATTCGATTACCTGGTTGAAATTGGCTCTGATGACTTGTTGAAAAGTGAGTACTTGAATCTTTTTGATTTGTCTGAAGACAGATCAGTTTTTGCGCTTAGAGATTTTGTTATGATCGACTCTGTCACAGGCGCTTGCCGTCGGTGGAGTGACCGAGATGCAAAATTCGGACTTGGAAGAATGATCAGGCGCGATGCGTTGGAGGGGATGAAGTGGAAACTTTGGGCTGAATTATCCACATGCGGACTTGATAATAATTCAACCTTTGCGCTGGCTAGAGCTGGGTACTTGGAGAGGCGCGTAAAAAGTGACGAACCATTAGCCATTGATATCAAAAGCGAAACTAACATCTGGCCTTTTCAAGAAAAAGGGATGAGTTACCCGATATCAAAAGCTTTTGAAGGATTGAGTACTGAAGAGGTAGACGCTATTTGTTCTTTGAAATATGCTACAGTCTAAAGAGCAGATTGGAAAACTGGACCGGCAGATAACAATCCAGTACAAAGATGTAGGAGAAAATGTATCCAATGAAGACGCCGAAACGGGATGGATAACGTTCCTAGTGCCCTGGGCAAGAGTTGATGAAAAAAGCGGTGGTGAATATTATCGCGACGACAAACTAACTGCTGTTACTGTTGCTGATTTTTACATCAGGTACACCGGCGGAATAAATGAGGCGATGAGAATAGTCTACAATGGTAGACTTTATAATATAAAGGCCATTATTTTTTTAGACCGTAAACGGTTTATGAAACTGACGGCTGAATCTGGTGGGGAGTATGTTGAATTAGAGACATGATAACCATAACAGGAGACAAAGAGATAGATGCAATTTTCAAGGAATTGCCTCGGTCGGTGAGTCACCGGGTAATGGGTAATATAAATGCGGCCGCAGCAAAAATAGTGGTCGATGAAGAACAGCGGATCGTACCTATTGGAGAAACTGGCAGGCTGTATTATTCAATAGGCGCTTATAGATTATCACAGTCTGTTACAGAGGATAGCGTTGTGAGAGTTGGGCCTAGAAGGCGGTCACCATACAGAGGGTTTCATGGGCATTTAGTTGAGTTTGGTACCGGGCCAAGAAGAACCAGAGCAGGAGCAAATAGAGGTGTGATGACAAAGAAACCGTTTGCCAAACCGGCATTTGAGAGAACAAAAGGCAGGGTCGAACAATTTTATATTAGTGATACTCGGAAGATAGTATTAAGAACGATGAGAAGGTACGCGAAATGACTTCAGGGATTATCCAAATAATGATTAACAATTCAGCGGTACAAGCTCTTGTTGAAGAGAGCCCGGCCACCGGTAAATACAAGGTGTACCCGGTGGTGGCTCCACAGTTGGAGAAACAGCCATTTTATACAGTCCTCAAAAAACAAAATGAGACTACCGGTCAATTGAACTGTATTGGAACTTTAGATTTTCCAGTGTATGAAGTTCGCGCATGGAGTAAAGAAGGATTCAGGAAAACGGAATTAATGCATGAAGCGGCGAGATTAGCCATTGAGTCAGAGAGTGAAGTAGTAACCGACGCATGCACATTTGACGGGATACACTTGATTAATGACTACGATCATTATGAATCAGGCAGCGACATGTTTTGTCACATAGGAATTTACCGGGCTCAAATGAAACGAGTCTCAATAACATGAGAATAGTAATAACCAAAGCGACAGAGATTAACGGAAAGAAATATTTCGTCGGTCAGAAGATGGACGTAACGCCTGAGACGCGTGAAAAAATTGGAGATGCAGCGGATGACTTTACGGGAGCCGGATTTGCATCGCGCAAAAAGAAGAAAATAAACTTATCACAACTTAAAAAATAAACAACAATGGCAGTAACAGCAGGAACTATAAGCGGAAATGCGGTGCTAGTTTACGTTGATGGCGTTGCCATCGGCTGTACCACTGGCGGAACTCTTAGCGGAACAAACAACCAAATCGAAACTACTTGTAAGGATGATGACGGCGCGGTAACATTCACTCCTGGTTCAAGGGACTGGAACATCCAGGTAGACGGAAATACAAAACTTGATGCACCAGTAGGACTCCCAGCTCTCGCGGAGCTTTTCATGAACAAGGAGACTGTGACAGTGCGGATGGCCACAGGGAACACTGTAGATGACCCGTACTTCGAAGGAGAGGCTTTTATCAGCGCGTTCACATGGACAAACCCGGTCAATGCGGCTTCAACATACTCAGTTACTTTCAGCCCTCGCGGTCCACTTTATTTGTATAACTCATGACGGTAGAAAACGGAGTTATTGAAAAAGAAATCCAGGGGAAAACTGTAGGGTTCAAATTCGGAACCTACACGTTCAAGGTTATCAGGCAACTTACTGGGATCGAGGTGATGGAGGATGTTTTCCGGAAACTGACCGTCAATAACAACGTGGAATTCCTGGTGTCGTTTCTTCAGGCTTGCGCAATTCATTACGCGAAAGAGAAAGGGCAAAATTCAGAAATCACGGAGGAACAGGTTTGTGACTGGATGGATGAAATCGGGCTTGCTGATAGTCGAATGATGATCATGGAACTCATTAAAGCCTTCACAGTAAAAAACCTGAAGGCCCCGGTGACAGCGGGGCAGGATCAACCCGCATAGAGGAATGTGAAGCGCTGTGGGTAGTAGAACTGGGTAGATCTCCAAAAGACTTTTGGGATTTGTCATTCTACGAATGGTCACTGTGGGCTTTAAGGATAAAGTCGATCAATGACCGGCGCAAACAGGATCGAGATTTATTGATTGAGTTGGAACGGAATACCATGGCATTAATCGCCAATGTAAACCGCGCCAAAAATACACCTCCATACGTCGGCAAAGACTTCTACCGATTGAGTTATGACGAGGTTACCGAAGAAGTGAAAGCAACCGGCGAGTCTATGTTTGAGGCATTGACACAGCGGTTTAAAAACATACCGATAAAAAAACGACGTGGCTGAAAATGTATTAGCAAGGTTAGCGGTAGAGTTGAGGGCTAATACAGCTCAGTTTAATGCTGCGCTAAAACAAAGTGAGAAGCAATTTCAAGCATTTACAGGAGGAATAACAAGAGCGGCGGGGACACTGGGCGTCGGGCTCGGTGCGTCTGCTTTAGTTGGCGTGATTGGCGATGCTGTGAACTCAATGAAGGAGTTTCAACAGCAGATGAAAACCGTTCAGGCCATCACCAACGCCACGGATGTAGAATTCACAAAACTTAATGATAGTGCGCTTAAGCTTGGGGGGACAACCCAGTTCACAGCCAAACAAGTAGCCGAACTTCAAACAGAATTTGGAAGACTTGGTTTTAGTGTTTCGGAAATACTCAATGCCACAGAGGCCACTGTTGACCTGGCGACGGCAACTGGTGAAGATCTGGCTAAGTCGGCGGATACGGCAGGTTCGACCATACGTGGCTTTGGGCTGGATGCTTCAGAAACCCGGCGCGTGGTTGATGTGATGGCTGAATCATTCAACCGGTCTGCTTTAGGTTTGAGCAACTTCACGGAAGCAATGAAGTACGTTGCTCCTATCGCGAAGTCCGCAAACCTTACGGTAGAAGAAACCACGGCCTTGCTCGGAACGCTTGCTGATGCTGGTATACGCGGATCTCAGGCAGGCACGTCACTAAGAAAAATTATCACAGACCTTGCCAAGGATGGTCGTCCTCTCGCGGTCAGGTTGAAAGAGCTTGCTGATAGGGGTCTTTCTTTCGCGCAGGCAAACGATGAAGTAGGCCGCACAGCTTATGCGTCATTACTTGTCCTTACCCAGAATCAGCAAAAGACAGAAGCTTTAACTAAAGCTTTAAATAACGCTGAGGGGGCGGCCAAGAGAACCGCCGACATTGTTGGGGATACTTTAGCTGGCGATTTAAAGGAGCTTTCTGGGTCTTACGATGCGGTAATACAGGGTCAAGGTGAAGTCACGGGTTCTATAAGAACTGTAGTTCAATCGTTGACTGACTTGGTCAGAGCTTTCAACGATCAGAATAGCATTATAGGTAAAGCTGTAGGATTATGGATCGACTTGAACACTGTTGTCTTGCGCACGTACGCATCAATAGCTAAGGGATTAAGTCAGGACATACCTTTAGAAGAGGCATTAGAAAATGTAAATGGATTGCTTTCGAAAATACGTAATCCAGACAAAGACACCCTGCAAAAGTATCTCGATGGGCTTGCAGAAATAGCCGACAGAACTGGAAAGAAACTAATTGTTTTACGTGATGAATTCGGCAAGGTTCAAGTGTTTATCAAGAACAACCCGATAAAAACAATCGTTGATCCTAATAATGATGGTGAGATTAATGCAACCATTGAAACTATTCAGTTATTAGAAGAAAAAGTAAAGAAATTCCGCAGACTTCAAGAAGAAGAGACATCAACAGGTGATATCATAGGCCTCAGAAATCTTCAAAAACAAATTGACGACACGCTATTAAAAATAGAAGTGATCCGCAATAAGATTGCCGGAGTTCGTGATGAAGTATTCGGAGCAAGTACAGTTTTATCAAACATTTCAGTTAATGTCACTGGCGAATTAGTTCTCGATGAGAGTTCAAGCGACAGCGATATACTGGCATTTTTAACGGGTAAAGGTAAGGGAGAACAAGCGTTTTCAATTCCTCCTGTTGATGCACAGGATCTTATTGATTCATTAGAGTTTGCTGATATAAATCTCACCAACTTTTTGGGATCAACGAGAGAAAAGATGATCGATTTTTCTGGCATTGTAAGTAATGCCCTTTCCGGACTCGGTCAAGCTTTAGGTAGGGCGATATCTGGGAGCCAGGATTTAGGAGAGGCTTTATTAAGCGTACTTGGAAACGTATTGGTTCAGCTTGGAGAAATGGTTTTGACTGCTGGCATAGGCGTAGAAGCGTTTAAGGCTTCATTGGAATCTCTTAATGGTTACGTTGCCATTGCCGCAGGTATAGCATTGATCGCGCTGGGATCAGCGATAACCAGCTCCATATCATCAATGGGGGCTGATCCAACTGGTGGAGGATCTAGCCGCTCAGGGGGCTCACGAGGATCAACAGCAGGAGGAATAGGGCAGGGTGGATTTGAAATAAAAATAGGTGGTGAGTTCCGTATCCAAGGACCGGACCTCGTCTTGGTAATAAACAGGCAACAGCAATTAAGCGATAGAACTACTGGATAGATGGCTCTCAATTTAATTTTCAGATATCAGATAAAAACGGCTACCGGCGGTTTGGGCGTAGGTCAGTATGTAAACACATTTTGGAACACGTCCACAGAGGCTATCGAGGTTTACGAGTACGACGATGAATCGGATACTACCGGAACGCTAATGACCTCCGGTCCAGACTTAGGGGCCAGACGACAAGACTATGAACTTTTCAATTCAGCAGGCCGAGAAGGGGGAGGATATTCGATTTATAATTTTTGCGATGGCCTGGATCTTACATCATTCCGAAGTAAAAGCAATTTCCCTTACACTGAAATAATAGTTCAGACTAATCATGCGTCTTGCTCATTGACGGTTTGTGATTTGTCAATCGATGAGTATACTACAGTTGCGGCATCTGACAGCGTAACAGCAGACGGCATAGTCACACTCGAAGCAAGTTCATCAAACGGGCCTATAAAGTTTTCCACTGATCCAGATTTTGATTATTCCTCGGAAGGTCAATCATCACCACAGTTCACCGGGCTTTTGGCTGGTTCTTACACGTTCTACGCAAAAGACGCCATTGGGTGTTTTGATTCAATCGATATTGTATTAGGAGTTCCGGTGCAATATGGCCCGAAATACAGACTCGATTACCCGGATGCGAATAACATCAACACGAGGATTGACATTCTGGAACGCGGATACACTGGTGATGTAATACCGGTTGAGGGAACTGGCGAACCCTTCACACTAAAATACAACGGCAATGATATTAATAAGTTTAAGCCAGTAATAGCCAGTGAGGCGAGACTTAACTTACTGTCACCTGAGCATTTTTATTTCTTGGATCTTTTCACGCAAGACGAAAGAAAGTACCAGATGCGGTACTATAAAATGTTCGATGCACCATCGACGCCATTCACACCGGCAGTTCTTGATGCATTAAATTTATGGACGAACGTTGCCGGAAGCGGTATAGACTGGACTACCGGCGCGGTTCCGAGAATAGAGTTCAATCTTACTCCCATAAATTCATACAGTGATCTTTTGAAAACAGACTATGCTTTTGAGGCAAGTCGTGAGTACACATTTTCGTACACATTCAGGGGACAGAATGATAATGGGTGGTACCCGGCAGGGGTTACATTTTACATTCAGGTGCTAGACGCTTCTAACAATGTTCTTGAGGAAAAGATTGTACCATTGCCAAGTAATGGTACAGCTATCACCACAATCACGGGTGAGTACACATTTATAGCTCCGTCTGGGGCTGTGTCAATCGCTGTACAGGCTTACCAACCTTCAGCAGTTGCGTTAGCTACATACCATATTGACGCATTCGATAATGAGACACAAGCCGATCCGGGCGGAATTGTTGAATATGACTTGAAGTGGATTGGATACCTTTTAGCTGCAAACTATTCTGAGATTTACGGACCCACACCTTATCAGGTGACTATTGTTGCCACTGATGGATTGGCTGATTTGAAGAAAGAAAGCTTTGTTGATTCGGCAGGCAACAAGTTCAGAGATGACATTGTCACCATGAAGGCCATTGTGGAAATCCTTCGGAAGACGGATCTTGGATTAAACATAATCTCAGCAGTCAATAGACTGGAGGAATCGATGACAAGCAACGCCCTTGTAGAGAGTAAATTTGACGCCTCCACGTTCTTAGCCGACAACGAAGACCAAACGCCGGAAGACTGCTTTACTGTACTGGAGCAAATTATAAAGCCTTTCGGATGCCGAATATACCAAAAGAACGCAAAATGGATTATTCAAACAATTGAAGAGGCTGTTCATGAATTCGAATACCAAGAATACAATGCGGAAGGGGTTCTTATCTCAGACGGAACGATAAATGATTTTCTCGAAATTCAGAACAGGATCTTGGCGATGGAGGCAGCTTTTACTTCGCGTGATCAGGTTCTTGAAATAATTCCTGCTTACGGTGTCTTGTTCTTTGAACATACACTATTAGAACGGCCTAGCCTTGTTAGATCTTATTCATTCGAGCAGGAAGATGTTTATGAAACTCCCGAAGGCAAAGCCGCATTTACACACTGGAATGTAAATATATCTGAATCACCTGGTGCTGAGTTTGGAATAAAGGCAACCAATGCATTTGAAGGTAAGTATAATTTTTACTATAAGATAATAAGAACAACACTTGGAGAGCCCGGCGAGAGGATTAAATTAACTTCTGCGGAGGGGTCGATAGAATATAGTAATCAAGATGCATTCGAGTACAAATTTCAATACTCAGCAATACTCTCACCAGAAGGCCTCAATAGAGCTGGTACTCCGTACCCATCCAATCCTCCTTTATGGGTTAGATTGTCATGGATGCTAAAGGTAGGGAGTTACTACTACAATGAGTTTTTTGGATGGAGTGATAACGAGGCTCATAAATACAATTCAATTTACGTCGATGCCTTCAATGACGGGCAGGACTATAATATAGTCGCCCCTATGAGAGATGTAGGCGACGAACCTGTATTAGAAGACTTTCAAGTCGAATTTATACTGCATAACGAAAAGTATGTTGATTTTGAGTCCGACGAGTTTGCTACAAATCATTCAGCTTTAACCAATATTCCCACGGTTGATTTGTGGCCAGGGTATAGGGTTAAGGGTAAAATAATTTATACGCCTCCGGGAGGATCACCCTTATCTGCGTTTAGTTATTTCTATTACGAGCTGTCTGATGAGAACTCGGATAACGATGGGGATGAAATAATAAGACCAGACGATTACGACGATGACACCAATCAAAAAGTTTGGGTACTTCAGGAAAAATATGTGATTCGTCGCGTTGCTCCAAGGAGTGATAGATACACGGCTAATCCTGTACCGGATTCCAGAATTACTTATTGGTATATGGATAACGTTGTATTGAGACTTTTACCGAATGGAGCGGAGCCAGCAGATAACATCACCATTGAAAAAACAAATAATGTCAATATAAAGATTGATTATGAGGATCAGTTTTTATTGAATGACATGGACATTGACAACATCAACAACTCAGAAAGAACGTATAAAAACTTTTTCAATAAACTTGACGGAACCCCTACCCAAGTATGGGAAAGAACTTATCGACCTGGCTCGGGTAAATTACTTGAGTTGTACGCCAACGACTACACAAGTCAATATAAAAATTATGGCTTCAAATTAACAGGCTCAATGAAAGTCGGACAAGAAATAAACTATGGTACAATTATGAAGGAGCTATTTGACAACAGCAAAATGTACATGTTTATGGGGTTTGAGCTTCGCGACAGAAGCTACAGTGTTGGTTTTGATCTTTCAGAGCTGAAAGACGTTGTAAACGATCCTGATTCTCCCGATATTGATGCAGGATTTACGGTAGGGTATAGTTTAGGATTTAGAGCATAAAAACATGGCAGCATTAAGTACATCCGCCTTTCTATCGAAGTACGCAACCCTGTTTGCCGATAACTCTACCAGAGATATTTCTGAGCTTGACGTTAGAGATTTTAGACAGGATATCGCTGATTCTTTTTTGAATTCAGTGGATCGTGACGTTGCTGAAGCCATTGTTTTGATGGGAAGCTATGATGCCTCGACAAACCTGTTCCCTGATGTTGGCGCGGGTTCTGCGGCTGATGGAAGTATCCGAGCTGGGGATATTTATCCAATTGGAACTGGCGGGACTCTCGGTGGCAATGCTTATGTAGCTGGTGATTTGGTTTTAGCGTTAACAAATGCTCCAGGCCAAACAACAGGCAACTGGTTGCCGCTTAGATTTAGCGCAGGTGGTGGCACTCAAGACCTTGATTCAGTACTAACAGAAGGAGCCGAATTAACAACAGACGACTTTATTATTGACCTTGGATCGGGTAGAATTCTCACTATCAGAGCAGGGGACATTTCTCTCATATTCAACCAGGGAGACAGTTCAATAAGAGTTCAAGACAATAGAGCCTCACCTGAGAGTATAATCGATCAGGCTGATTACACCGCGACATATCAAGACAATTCACACGTATCAAAGCGATATGTGGTTAACAACTTCATATCTAATGCTGTAGCAAGCGCGAATATAATCGTTGGTAATGTTTCTGGTGTGGCTACCTCAGTAGCTATGAGCGGACAGGCTACAATAGATAATGCCGGTGCCGTAACCCTATCCAATGCCGCGGTAATCGCTAAAGTTCTTACAGGGTACACAGCAGGAGCCGGAACAGTAGCAGCCACAGACACTATTTTACAAGCCATTCAAAAGCTTGACGGTAACGATGCTTTAGGATGGAAGGTAACCGGAACAACAACCTTATCTGGATCAGGCGGAGCTCCTACAATAGCTAACGGAGGTAATAACCTGAGCTTCACCGGCGCTGGTACTCATAGCTTTAGTTCAACATCAGCAACAGTAGCAGGGAATTTCACTGTTACAAGTACTTACACTGTGCCTGCGGGGGCTGCTGTGTCTGCTTATGGTTCGGTTTTCAACGGGACCATAACAGGCAAGGGAACGGCCAACGATCTTCTCTCCATGGTGCGGGTCAGTGGTGCTCTTAATAACTCAACAGGGGCAGCGGTATCGCACGTCTCTTTGAGGGTTGACACTACCCACGGGGGAAGTATAACGCCAGCGGCATCGATCGGAATACAGGTAGTAGCAGGGAATGCCACATCGATAGCAGAAGTGTTTAGGGGTGTCAACAGCTCAGGACAGACAACGCACCAATTATTTGCAGATGGTCGCTATGTATGGACCACTAAAGCAACAGGCTCAGATTTCGGGGGATCAATGTCTACCAACGCGGCCAACGGGGCGGGGCATTTGCTTCACTCGTTTCAATTGTCTGGATCAGGCACTACATCACACGTAGGATTTGGTAGTAAATATACGGGGGGAGCAACAACAAGCGCGACCAACTACACTTATAATAGCATTTGGGACGCCAGGTCGCTGATTGTAAACCACACTGGATTTATCGGTATCGGTTTCCGTTACGCACCTGTAGTCACAGGTACGCAAGCGGGGACTGAGATACTTCGTGCTTTCATTGCTGAATCCGGGCTATCAGGATTCCAATGTGCATCTAATGCTCCTACAGCTATCGTTCATATCGGAGCCTCAACAACGGCTCATTCATCTCTTAGGATAGACTCAGGAACTGCGCCAACGTCTCCCAACGACGGAGATTTATGGTTTGACGGAACCGACGTAAAAATGAGAGTAGGTGGCGTAACAAAGACATTCACTTTAGTATAAAAATTTTTAACTTTAAATAAAAAACATCATGGCCGTAGACCGAGTACTAATTTCAGAAGAAAAAGAACAACTGGTAAACAACCAGGACTTCAAAGATCAGGTATCATGGGCGTTACGTGATTTCGCTCAATATTGGTCAAATGACGATCCCGCTTTTATATCAGCGCGCATTGCCGAGCTTAACGACTATAAACGATGGGCTAAGAATTGGACATGGGCATCTCGAACGGTTGCAAACATCACGATATCAGACAATCCACAAGCGCCGGAAGACTTCGGAGTATTACTGAAGGGAATGATTCTGTGGGATGATGCGTTGCCCTTCAATGTTGCTACGGTAATTGACTACATGGTAGACACAGCAAAGTTCGAAGAGCTTGCCATAGCATATGTAAATTCAAAAACTCCAACAGCGGTATTTTAGTTTTAAAACAGATGATAGAAATACAAAAAAAACATGTGCAGTCTATTCTGTTGACTATTTCAGCCTATGACCCCGCGACACAGAAACCGGTCAGCGGTTTGTTGTTTGAAAACATAGGGCTTGGGTTAAAAAGAAAACTTCAGAAGATACACAAAGAGCTTATCATTCATCATAATGAGCTTATTGAGGATTTAAAAGAGGCAAAAGAAAAAGGCGAAGAGGAAGTAAAAGTACTTTTAGAAGAGAGTATTAAGTTAACTTCTGATAAGGCACTACTATCTGAGATTGAGAAGATTCATAGTGATAAGAATTATGATTTCGAACTTTTGGAAATGATCGCTGAATGAAAAAGTTTTTTGCTGATATATGGAACAGCTTCAACACAGATAGCGGCGGAGCATCTGCACGTAAGCTATCTGCTTTTGTGGCGGTTGTTCCTGTTTCAGCTTGGATAACTTACAAGCATTCTAACGATCAGAATGTGGTTGAGCTTGTAATGGTATGGTTGTCTTTCGCGTTGCTTTGCTTGGGACTTGTAACCATGAGCCAATTGGTAGAACTGAGGACAGGAGTAGTGACAAAGAAAGAATTGAAGATTACCGAGACGGAAACGAAGGAAAAGTAATTTTGTTAGAAGCCTTCTATGAAAAATTAGCCCATTTTCATAGAGCTAAAGTAAAAGTTAGAGTAACCTAAATGAAGTGGGGGCTATGGTGTATTTAGTAAGCTGCATTTGCGTTGTTATGCTGTTAACCGGCATAGCTATTGGCAAATGGTTACTAAAGAGAGCAGGGCAAGACAGGGAGCGGTACGAAAAGAGGATACGCCAGATTGAGGAAATCGATTCAAACTTAAAGCGATATGTCCAAGAAAGTAAAAAAAATGGAAGTACCGGAACCGGAACCAGCGGAGGAAGTTCATAATGAACTTTATTACGAGCAGAACTACGGCGGTGTTACTTTCACAAACTGCACCTTCAACAACTGCAATTTAATGACGCAGAGCGGTTCTCCGCCTGCGCCACCGCCGCCTCCAGGTGGGGGATCATGAACGGTGGATTTCGTTAGAACCTTATTTTTTCCTACATTTAAAGCATGGAAGAAATATGGAAACCGATTCCATTTGAGCCGCGTTATTCAGTGTCCAATATGGGCCGAGTGCGAAATTCATGGGGTAAAGAGTTTTACTACAGAATGATAAAAAAGGGGTATTACCGTGTTCGGTTTCCTCATAATGGTAAGGATAGAAATTACTTAGTGCATCGGTTGGTTGCACTGGCGTTCATTGACAATCCGGATAATCTACCACAAGTGAATCACTTGAATGGAATAAAAACAGATAATAGGGTGGAGAATCTTGAATGGTGCACTCAATCCGATAACGTTAAGCACTCCTTTAGGATAGGCCTTCAGGATAATAAAGGCGAAAATCACCCGCGAGCAAAGATTACAGAGGAAATAGTTCGTGGAATAAGAGCCTCACAAACTCTATCAAGAAAACAAATAATGAAAAAGTTTGGGGTGTCTATACACCAGATTAAAGACATACGGTATGGAAGATCGTGGAAACATATCTAAGGCTGTCCTTATCATAGTTTGTGCATATTCTGTGGATACCCTCTACACTTTAGTTGAATGGGACTTCACAAGTAGACATAGTTTTTTCCCTTTCTTCCATGGTTATGATGGGTGGGATGGTAAAATGGCTCTTGGCAGCTATGTTTATTACTTCTGTCAACATGTGTATATAATGATGTTACTGCATGCTTTTTATCTTGTATCCGGATGGCGTTTCATCAATGCTCTATTCTGGTTAGAATTCGCTGACCTGATTGATTATATCGCATGTTATCATGAGGCTTGGTTTGTTATTGACTTGGGTCCAGCTTCAGTAATAGGTAGTAATTTTATATTTGAGTTTCAGTATGTTAAGATTATTCTCATTTGCCTTTTCGCTTGGAGATATTGGCCCCGGCCAAGCTCCTGACGGTTGGTTTTATTACGCGGTTACGCTTGGGCTCGGGACAGTCATTACGGGCCTTGTAATCTGGATTGTAAACCGGTATCTTGCAAAGCAGGAATCTTACTATTCTAAGATTGATAAATTCATGGAGAGCATCCAACAAAGCGTACATGAGTTGACGTCGATCACAAAGGTTCATGAAGAAAAGCACAAGCAGCACGACGAAGATATCGCAGAGCTTAAACAGTACCGAGTAAAGTATCCAAAGAAATGAGTCAACTACTATTAGACGGAAAGTATCTATGGGAGAAGCACAGTAAATACTTGTGGATTCTAGATCCAGGGCACGGCGGTATGGGCCCTAACGGATACACCACAGCACCGGCAAAGATGTTTAAGCACGATACTTTCACAATATACGAGGGCGTTGTCAATCGCGACATTACAAATAAGCTTATCGGAATGCTACAAGGCGCACGAATCGATTACGCTGTAGTAGCCGATGACATTGAAGACACACCACTAGCTCAACGAGTATCAAAAGCAGACGCAATTTATGGAAAAGACAAAAGGGCTATCTATCTGTCCATCCACAGCAATAGCGGTGGTGGATCCGGGAATGAGATTTTTACTAGTCCCGGACAAACAAAGTCTGATAAGATTGCAAATATCTTCGCTGACACATATCAAAAACATTTCCATGATTTCAAGTTCAGAGCCGATAAAAGCGACGGAGATGCAGATAAAGAAGCCGACTTCTATGTTCTTAGGAAAACTGACTGCCCCGCGATCCTTGTCGAAAACTTATTCTTCGATAACAAAAAAGAGGCTGAATTCCTGTTATCCGAAGAAGGGCAAATAAGAATAGCCAAATGTTTATTCGATGCTATAATGATGTGTGAACAACTCAAACCGATATGAATTACACCTATACCATTACAGTTAAATTAAGTGTTGTTGACAGAGCTAGAATAGCTTACAATCGAGTGTTGTTTGGTCTTGACGAGCCGAGTACAGCGATGGTAATTAAGTATTCTGAAAGCCAGAATAAATAAAAAAGGCCATCGCGTCCCGACAGCCTTTTTGGTATACCTGACCTTTGAAATACTTTCTGCCCTCTCTCGGCAAAGAACTAAGATAAAGAAATAAAAATATGAAATTAATAACCGCACTACTTCTTTTTGTCTCAATCATCGCCAACGGTCAGGATGTTATTGATTTCAAACTGCTTTACGATAAGAAAGTACCAAACACTCCGAACTATTCCGTAGCTGACAACACAATCGACTTCCGGAACATCGATCACAAGGGGAATTACTCAGTGAAGCTCATCGGTGAATACCCGAAACGACTGACCGTTAAAAACTTGATCGGAGGAACGATCATATTAGAAGGCGGTGTAACAGCGGCAACTGATAATAAGACGGTCCAGATAGCCGACTGTAAAAACGTGGTCATTGATTTGGTCAACGGTAAAGTGACCGGGAATGGCCTATCCACTGGCGTTTGTGGGCAGCTTGTTTACGTTTACGGCAAGTGGAACAACGTAACATTGAAGGGCGGCAGGCTCCATCAGAATGGCAAAAGCGGGGGCGCAGCTTTCCAGGTTGAAAGTTATTCAGATCCAGCATTCAGCCACGGTACGCTTATCGTAGATGGGTTAATCGTAACCAGTGCTATGGGTGAGGGCATGTACATCGGGTACAATCAGCCGACAAAAGCCTACCTGGACACCCTGATCATCCGCAACACAAACATTTCAAACACCCGCCGCGACTTCTGGCAGCTTGCAAATGTGCGATGGACACTAATCGAGAACAACACCGGAACAAATGGAGGATTAGAAAAAAATTTGGATCATGTCTCGGGTCTGAGTCTCAATGGCAAGAATGACAAAGTAATAATCAGGAACAATGTTATAAGCCGTATTCCGCAATTTGTTTATTCAGCCACACGAAGCGACATAGAATTAACCAATAACATATATGATCAAGGCGATGCGATACCAGGGAATCAGATTGCATACCTTAAATCAAACTCAAAATTTGTAGCAAACAAAATCAGCGCGCCTCTTACGAAGGCTGTTATTTTTACTGCGGACGGATGTAGCATCACGTACTCAGGAGACACAATTAACTCGGCAGGGAAACCAATCTACAGGACATTCAACGGCGGTCGGGTAACTGAAATACCATTCGTTGTAAAGACTGACGAAACAATAACGGTAATATCATCAACATTTGCCGGAATGACCACAAAGAAATATTTCCTTCCGACTGGCGAAGAACTCATTTTAAAGCCGTGAACCTTGCAATAAAAAAACCCGGGCGTTTGCGCGTCCGGGTTAAAATGTGTGATGAACCTTTGTTGATCATCGTGGGCCTGTCCTCAGCGTGGCCGTGCCTTGCAAAAAGTTTTGAAGTAACTGGGTCTGGCGTGGGCCTTTAGTGCAGTCCTGCGTGTCAGGGATTACTCCACCTCAAAACTAATACCGCGAAATTAAGCCAAATTCAAATGCCAAACAAACTAAGCCTGCGGTGTTGGAGTAGTTGGCTCTTCTGGATTAATATCGGCTATGTTCTTAGCGCGATCAGCAGCAGCCCGTAATTGAGTAAATATTTCCTCTTCTTCGGCTGTAGATAATCCACCTTGTTCAAGACGGTCCACAAGAGTTTGAATGTCTGTAGCTATATTCTCGATTGAACTGGTAAGTTCTGTGAGTGCTTGTTGAAATTGTTCCTTGGTTGCCATTGCTATGGTTTTAATTTGTTTAACGTCCCTTTCAAGTTGGGATAAGTCAACATGGTTGTTAATGTTGAATGTAAATAATGATCCCATGTGGGTAAATGTACAAATCTTTTGCCATGAAAAAACCGGTCCCCGTTCAACATAACCCCTTACGCTTTTTCTGGGAACCGGTTTCCAACCACTCTACCAATCACCAAGATACTACCTTTTCTTACGAAATAAATCACGTAGTCTTATCTTCTTAATCTTTATCGTTTTGGTCAACCCGAAGTTGATGGTCGGCCCCGCGTGAAGCTTGCCGTCTGAAAGTGTTGTTCCAATTCCTCCGGTAATACCCAATTGCCAGGTGGAAGGCTCTGGTACGCTTAAAAGACTGTCTATTTTATTGAACTTTGCGGAGTTGGCGCTGTCCAGTAGTTCTATTTTTCCAAACAACTCATCCTTGATCTCGGCGTTTTTAGCCTCAGAAACCGATATTTCAGTTTGCAACCCTTCAATTAAGCCTGATTGCGCGGTTATCTTTTCATCCCTGATCACAAGCTGGTGCAAACAGGTATCACACTCGGGTGGAAGCTTTGGTAAACTGGCTACAGGGACGATCTTCGAATTAAGGCGGTTTATTTCACTCAGGAACGACGCATGTTTTGACCTTAGTTTTGATACCGTGTCGGCTAGTTCGTGTTCCAGTGTTAAAATACGGCCGTCCCTTTGGCTCAAATCCTTCTGGAACTGCTTTTCACTTTCAGTATTAGCGGATCTTGCTGCCTCTCGGGACATTTCGGAGCCGGAAAGCATGTTCCAAAGGATTACGTTACCGAGCGCCAATACTACAATTGCCAGAATAAGCCAGTGGGTGAGTTTCATGGCTTAATGTTTTTGAAACACTTCTCGCTATTTTGTTCTGGTGTGCTCATGGGTTCTATTATACGGGCGACGAACACCTTACATCCATCATCACAGGTACAATGGTCTGATTCGGTAAGTAAATCTTTGCATTGACCTACGTCAACCACTTCCACCTTCTCACGGATTGAATAAGTGGAGCCTTCCGGAATATCAGACTTATCGAATAGCCCTTCATGCAGCCCTATCAATCCACCGATCTTTTCCTGATCTTCGAAACAAATCCCGTCTTCTGTCTGGAACTGTCCGTGCTTAAATAATATCGTTGTCATAAAAAAAGCGGTTTAACCCCACAGCCGCTAAAGACCTAAACGAAACCTGACTCCACGTCACTTTGCGTAAACAAGACTACACGGTACTTGTACCATGCAAAACTAGACTCGGCATTACAGTAAAGTAATATTATATTATTTCTTCTTGCCTTCAGTTTATCGGTAGATCCCGTTGCGCCACAAGTCCCATACTCCCATTGATCTAACATAAAAAGTTTTCTAATCCAGTTCATACTTCTGTTTTGTTTAGAGGCGATCAATTGTAACTAGGCTCTTCAATTTTTACTTCATGTATTTTATCGAAGTGATAATCAAGCATTAGGCCAATGTCACCCAGAAAAATCCACATACGATCTGCATACTCCGCGATAAGCCATTGGCCTTGATATTTAACCCAGTAGTATCCATTAGGTCTAGGCTCCTTTATTTCTTCTTTAACTTGCTCGTACTTGCCAAACCCTATTAGCTTAAATGAATACTTATATCTCATATCGTTTTTGTTTAGAGGCGTATCCTTTCATAGATTAAATCGTTTTGAATTTTTCGTTCAGCAGGTCAGCGACTAACTCACCGAAAGCATCTTGTATCAAAGCCCCGTTTTCCATATACAGTAATCGGCCCCATCCGCGAATATCTACTGCGTGTTGATTATTACCATCAAACACCATCTGTCCCTCCTTGTGGTAAACAGATAGTACTTTCAATGGGTATTGTGTTTGTTCCGTGAATCATTTTATAACCCTCACAGTTTGCTATTCTTCGATTGCGTTGCTCGGGTGTTAGTGCCTGCCATTCTCTGTAAAGAAATTCAACCTCGCCATGAATACAACTACTACACCATCCGGGAAAGTCTCTATCGAATGCGGCTATAGTAGGCATCGGCTTTAATTCTCCACATACAGTACATATTTTATCCATGTTCACCAGATAGTTTCTTTAATCGTTCTTTTTTAAACTTTAGATAACCTTCATCCATGAATCCGGCGTTTGCTGCTTGCTGTTCAATCTTTGGTTCGTCTTTGAGTGCTTCACCGTTATCAATACGCTCTTTAAATCCACCGTAAAACCTTTTATAATATTCTGCATAATCTTCCTGCTCTGATGGTGGAGTTAATTCATCCTTGAAATCAAGTTTCAGTTTTTCGTTTTCCTTCTCGCGTTTGATGGCCTCTCGCTCAAGTGTTACGGTCATCCACTTTTGTATTCTGTCTGGGGTCAGTCTCCAATTGTTTTCTTTCCGGCCCTGTTCATCAAAAGTCTCCGGTGGATTACGCAAACATTCTTTAACCGCTTCCAGTGACTCAAATTTGTAATTGTCGTAAACCCATTCGGCAAGTATCACACAGTGTTCGTCTGATGATCCAGGTATTTGATACAGCTTGCCCAATCGGTTAATAAGTTGAGCGACAAATATTATCACCGATTCTCTATCCTGCTCCTTGAGAATTACGCTTTCTGACAATTTCTGTAATCCTGTCTGTTGCTGTGAACGGGTTATTTCTGACGGCGTTGACATACAATGAATTGAATTTGCTATTGATTAAACTGATTTCTAAATGCTCCAAGATCCACGGGTCTTTCACTGAATTTAAGAATCCTTTCAGGCTGTTCAAAATGTTTTCCTCGTTGGGCTCCATGTTCTTTTGCTTCACCTTTGCCTCAACTTTTTTAAGGAGTTGCTTTAAGTGCCGGCCATCCTTCCCATCAAATACATATTGTTCTCCGGTGTGATGCTCGTAGAAAGTGAACCAAATTGTTACAGCGAGTTTATACATGTTCTAACCATATAGGGTTTTCAGAAAGAAGTTTCCAGAAGTCGTCGAAAGTGCGGATCATCTTCCCATCTTAATTAATTTCTTAGCGGGTTCTTTCTGGCTTTCAGAATTCACATGATCCCAAAGCACAACTTCAATGTAATTTGTAAATGATCGCCTTTCTTTCTTCGCGGCGTCCCTCAATAATTTCAGAAGTTCAGAATCGATTCTTACGTTTGTGTGTTCTTTCATACCACAATTATACACTATGTGTTAGTAATTTGTTACAGGAATCGGATATTTATTTCAACCTAAGACCTTAGTTGATGTATGGGCATGACTCGCCTTTCCCGTGAAATACCCTACAAAGCCCAATTAAGAATATTAATCAGTATATTTGTATTGTAATTCTGGGTTAATAGATCTTTGTTTAAACAGATTGATCTACTCTGCCAATAGAAAGCATCCGCATCCCGTAACGGCAATCGAAGACTGGGGAGTTAAAGATTTTCACGGCCGGGTTGTCGGCGTTGGCAGAGCCCGGAATTTTCGTCTTCGTTGATCGTACCCGACAGTCCCTCATTAACTTCCATCGGGTAGTAGCTAAATCCAAAAGCAACTTGTTTTTCGTTTGTCTCTGTTACAAACACGCTTTAACAAGTCTTGCAAAACGTTTTTTATAGGGTAGCCCTCACAGGGATCGAACCTGTATCTCAATACGCTACTAGTTTTTAGCGACGAGTTGCGCGTCTATCGTAAAGTATTCTCACCATTAAACTAGTGGGCCATAAAATGCAGAAACCCTCAGCGAACAACCGGTGCCTTACTTCCGATCCATCCACTAAGGGTTCCTAAAATCTTTATGATTCGCTTCAAAGATAAGGCACGCGAACCTATTTTCAAATGTAAATTAACGAGGTCATTTTTCCCAAATAGTAAGAGAAAAAGTTTTCAAAGGTTGTCAATCAAAAAATCTATTTCTTCCTTTATAAGCGTGAGCCTCACCTTTTTTGACCCCTTTGCCTTTGTGATCTTCTTCTTCAGTCCTGCGCGACACTTCCGCAATGTCTCCATATCGATTATGATCGGAGTGAATTCAGCAACGGAAGGCCGTATAAAGCCCCCGTTGATCTTCCAGGTTTCCCACTGCATCATAAATCCCCGTAGCGTTTATTGAAATCCTGGCGGGTGTCTCTACCTTCACGTTCTTTCTTGTTGGCGTGGTAGCGTTTTAAACCGTTCTCCTTAGCGTCTTTCTTTCGCTGATCGCGGGACAGTGCTTTCTCTACGAAGTCGTCGTTAAAAACGATTCCTGAATTATCCCAGTCATACGATGAATGTCCAGTTGATCCGCCTCTGGCGATCTTTGGCGCACGTCTTGTTATTTTGATCATTTTATGAGGTTGTTTCTTAAAGCATAGGCCACTAGCTCACAAGAGTTTTTTAACTCCATCTTGTGTATCATTCTGATGCGATACGTTTCGATGGTCGCCGCGCTAAATCCGGTTCTCATTGCGATAACCTTATTAGAATTCCCATCAGCCATAAGGCGTATTATCTCTAGCTCTTTGGAGGTTAAAATCATGCGATTTGTCGTTGAAGTTCGTTGAGTAACTCAGGGTGGTACAGTGGGAAAAGATTTAGCTGTCGTGGGTCGGGTGGATCAGGTGGTTTATTGGGATTATCAGGGTCGTCAGGATCACCGTTTGTTCCCCAATCCCAATTCACGTACCTTGAACACCTTGGATTACCTGTCGAATCGTAATGCCATTCTAAAGGGTATTCTGGTTCGGTCGGATAAAAGCACATCGTCGCGAGTAATATTTCACATTGCTTTTTACCGTTCGGGTCTGGATCACAATGCAAACAGTTCATGCAGTACTCTTCAGTGAATCCAGCGCCTTCAGTTCCATTCGATGGACAGTATACATTCTTTGCACGGCAGACCCCTGTACAACCGCGCTTACATTCAGATGAAAAACGAGAACATTGCATATTACATTGAATAGACTTTGTTACCACATCGATTACATTTCCAAAGAGGAACGCCGTTTTTGCATCCTGATTTTGGCTGAATCTGATAATTGTGATTACCCGATTTACATTTCGCTTTCATATCGATAACCATTAGTGTACAAGATGCCAGATAACAAACCAGACCCAACCGCAGAACCCGAGAGTGCCGAGGAAGTAAATGATCTTCTGAAACACCGTGAGTTTAATAGGCACATTAAATTCTTCTTCTTCTCTGTCGTAGTTTTCCATAAAGTAATTGGGTTTAGTGATTTATCGAATGGTTGTTAAGCGTGTTCTGGTTCATGGTTGAGTATTTCGGTAAGCTCGGATATGTCCATTAAGGGTACAAACCATTTTTCTAAAAACATTTGTGGCGATCCGTAAGAATTTATGGGATATTCAATCAATGATACACCGGTTAAGCCATTTAATTTTCCGTACCCATGTATAGTTACCTCCTCGTTGAATTTTGGCTTGAAACCGTTGTCTATTGATCCGTAAATTAAGCCTCGCCAATCACCCTTGTGAATGCATACTACTTTCTGTCCAGGTTTGAACTTCATTTTGTAAATATTTTTTTAACCAAATAAGTAATAACATCCAGTGACTATAAACACAGCGATAATGAAACCGGCCAGTAAGCACCAGCCAAATGCCATCATCTTCCTGCTCCAAATGATTTCGGTGTTCTCTTTGTAGGGGTGTAGTTTCATTTGCGTAACCGGTAAATTATATATGTTTCCATGATATCCTTTTTCTTATCTGATACACCAAGTGATAAGGTAGACCGAAAAACTCCGATGCTTCCACGTTTGAAAGGTTTGATGCCCTTATTTTTAGCACTGTATCGGCCGAAACCTTAGCCAAGTGCGAGGCCTCACCTTTATTTACAATCGGGAATTTGGCTCTACCCTTTCTGATCATGTCATGAACATTGTCTTTTTGTGTACCTAAAAACAAATGATCTGGGTTTACACAACCAGGAACATCGCACTTATGACAAATTACAGCGCCATCTTTTATTTTGCCCTTGTGAACAGCGTAGGATATTCTGTGTGCCGCGACCTTTCTGCCGTTGAATACAATCTTACCGTAGCCGTGACTCGTAACAAAACCCATCCAAAACCAACAACCTGTGTTTGGTTCAGGCATTACCATGCTTTCTATGTATTTCTTTAAATCACATTGACCCGCATAAAGTCGAAATGTCTTGAAATTATCATAGGAATATACGTCTGTGGTGCCGTTCCTGATTGGAATACGTTTTGCCTTCTTCTCTATGCCACAAAGAGTGCATTTGTCTCCATTCCATTTGTGAACCCTGCTCTTGTCGAAGACTTTGTCGTGGGTACTTTTATTCATTAGTAATTTACTGAATGTTTTTCTTTAGTTCATCAATAAAGTTCTCCATTTTGTGGCGGTAATAGGAATCGAATTCTTTGAATCCTTCGTTACCCTGAGTGTATAAAATATACAGTACGTTGCGCATTCTTTGACTCGGTGACTTGCTGGGCATGTCAGGCTCAAGTGAATCGATTTGTTTTATCTCCTTGCCGTCAATTTCCGACGGCGAAATGTAGACGCTACAAACCTGGTTCATGAGTGACAGCAATTGACTGCCGATGGCCGGCGAAAGCTCTTGAGCGCCGAGAGTTATTTTGATGGTGTGATCCTTGCGAGTAGATAAATTTTCTACCTGCGCGGCAATGAGTAATCCTTTCATGCTATTTTAAGGTTACCTTTACAGTCGTGGTACTTGTTTTAGGTGGCGGAACTAATCGCACTTCTTCGCCTGATTCAGGATCAACAGCGGTTGTAATGTCGCCCGGTTTTATTGTCCTCAGAAAGGCTTCACGCTCTTTACGTCTTTCAATTGCTGTATTAGCAATGGCATCCAGTTGTGGCCAGATAGGATCTTTACTCGCGGCATAATCGTACTTAGTTCCAGCCTCAACCGTTTCAATTTGGTTACCGTATAGCGTTAGTTTACCTTGTGGGTGTTGTTCAGCCTCTACGACCGCTTTAGCGCGTATTGCAGGCTTAATTATCTCAGAAGCGGTTTCCCATGCTTTCAATAAAGCAATCACTTCCAGCGCGGAAATATCACCATTATCAACAGCCTCTATTATCCGCTGTGAAAGTACTTTAGTTTGAAGGGAAGTAGAAGCCCCCAAACGTAGGAGGCTTACTGGATTAGACGGGGCTTCAGAATTCATAACTTTGAAATCATTTTGTTGTATATCTTATCAAATGTAAATTCGAATGATTCAGGGGTGGCCTTACCTGCACAGATTAGATCCTTTGTATAGCTTGCGGCAAATGAAATGATCTGCACCTTAGGATCAGCAGATTTTTTCTGAAAGCCACCGCTGCCAAAGTTGTTTTCTTTCTGGGGGATAGTTATCTTGAAGTACTTAGCTTTAGCGCCTTGCTTTTCTTCAATGATGTACTCCGCTTGCTTGCCAGCTACAAACTTGGTTTGGTCTTCGTTCTTTGAAGTATACCAACCTTTATCACCGTTCTCAAACGAGACCACAAAAGACGTGTTGCCGTAGCCATCCTTTTGATCCCGTTTCTCAATTGTTGTTACTTTGCTTTTTTTAGTTTCCATACCGTATTGCGGATTTTGGTTTTAGTTAGTTGTTTGTTTCTGTCAATTCATCTAGTTCCTTCAAGTATTCGAGAAATTTACTAAGTGTGTTATGGTCAAGATAAATCACGTTTTCCGACTTCAGTATTTCATGGTGTCCCGTCGTTAGAACTACGTTACCATTGTTGGTGTGCACATAAACACCGTCGCCTAAATAAACTGGTCTGCTCATGAGTTGTTTGTTTCTGTTGTCAGAGAGTGATTAAATTGTGTTAAAAATTTTAATCAACGTATTTTCAATGAATTCAATTTGATTTTCGAGTGTAGACTGATCCATAGAGTAACAATTCAATGTCCACCATAAATTTTTTCGTTCGGCAACTATCTCCACTGTGTATCGTAATGGTTGATCAATAAACTTATACTCGTGAACATGTATACAAAGACGGTTATTAGTCTGGCAAACTGCGTTAGTTTCAAAGTCGGTAAGTCTATGCTCATATAAAGCTGACCACTCGTAAGGATATTCATATTTTTGAGGATAATATCTATACGACCTTTTTAACAAAAATTCATTTGTTTCCATATGTTGTCAGAGTTGCTTTGATGATTGGAGAAGTTGTTCAGCCTTGTAAGTTTCGCTGCCTGAAAAGTCTTCCCTCGGCAGATCTGCGTATACAGCGAACCTTCGTGATTCATTGCACACCTTTTTCAAGGCCTCTTCCAGCTCTTGGATTCTGGCCTGCATGGGTTCGAAATTGTTAACAGCCCGGACGATAAGATCGGCGTTGGCTTTGGTTTCTTCACTCATTGGCGCACAATGCAAAGTGGCAATGCACCAATCGATTCCATTTTTAGAAATAGCTATTGTATATCCATCTGAAAGAACCTCTGATTCCCAAGGCGTTGGCGTGTGTTTCTGTTCGTTTGTGTTCATATCTTTCTCAATTACTTTGTGACGCTAAATTTGTGTATGCAGATAACATTGGGTATCTTAAAAGATACTATTGCTCCCTCTTCTATGTTGCCGTGTTCTCCGTAGTGGGCTGCAAAGTTAATGATCTCAATAATGTCCGTAGACCAGTAGATAGCGTTTCCGATGGGTAGAAAATAGAGCTGGTTCATGATAGTTTCATTGATGTATAAAAATACTTTTTCTTTTCCTTCTTTGACCTACCTGCTTTATAGCCTTCTTCGTACTCTTGCTTTCGAATTGCTTCTATACGATTCCAGAGAGCAGATTGAAAGTGCTGCCTGAGTAGATCCGCGTAACAGTCGTCGTTACATTCAAACGAAAACGCATACCAATGCCCAAGCGGTCCGTTCTCGATCTTAACGCGAACTTGAGTGTTAACTCTCTCAATAATTATCATGTTCAATAGGGTTTAAAAGCTAATATTAATCCATATCCAGCAATAGCGCAGAACACCACGCACATAAAAACAAAGGCGTAGAAAACGTATTTCTCTCTCTTGTGGTCGAAGGTCATGATTCTTGTATTTTAAGATCTTTCGATGTGATCAATTATTTTTTTAAGTCGTGTAGTTAGCTCCAGTTTATCAAAGTCCTTAATTTTATTTACCTCCCATGAGGTACACCCAATGTAATAGCCGCAGAAGCTACCAATTAATTTAATTGCCCACATATGATCGGCATGAAGCTGACTAGATTCTTTGCTTATTGAGCCTTGAAGAACTGATGCGTTCAAGTTTAAGATAGCCTCAACCAAACGCTTTTGGTACAATGGTTCATCTTTGCTAATCAATAGAATGCCGAAGTGCTCATTTACCTTTTCGAAATTTCTGGTTAGCTTAATTTCCATGTCGCTATCCGTGTATCCCCTGTCCTCGATAAATTTTGCGGTCATACTTTATTTTGTTAGTTTATGTATTGTGTTTAATGCATAAGGCTTCAATTCTTCGTAAAGAAAATCGAGAACCTTGCCACGTCCGAAGTCTGCATTAATATAAACATCGACTTCGCCAATTTGTGTCTCGATGATCTCAAATGAAACCCCTTCTTTTATTCCACTGATGTAATCACGCTTTCTGTGATAGGGCCTTGAAAGGGTTGGATCGTAGCTCATATCTCTCAGTATTTAATTTCGTTAGACTATTTTGGTTTCGATTACCTTCACTTCGATTTCTTGATTTAGCTTAAACATCCAACTATCTTTGAAATCCTCGATAGCCTCTTCCAGCGTAGAGCCAATGCCTGATGGATCGCCAAGATCCCATCCGCTTTCTGCCACGACAAAATTTCTAATGTCATTACCGACTTGAGCGGCGTTCTTCTCTACTATTACTTCTACTACGGGCTTTGCTGTGTTACTCATATCATTACTGATTTTATTTCTCCATTATCTGTGTACACTGTATAACATCTAACCTCTTCTTCTGAGATGCCAAGCTTCGCACGCCTAATGTTAGCCTGAGCTTTTTGAGATTGTGATAGGTCTGAGTATTTCATATTAATAAACTCCCTGCCAGTTTTGAGTTCCTTGTTAGGCTTTGCTGTGTTTTCCATGTGATTCGATGTTTGATATGTCAAAGGTAATAGACGTTTGTCTAGTACGCAAGTGTTTAGCGAGAAATTATTTTAATTATTTTTTGTGCTTTCATTTGGAAATTAGAAACCTGTCCTGCACATTTGTTACATGAAAGTCGAAATAGAACAGCTAAAAACGGTTCAGAACTACGCAAACCGCGTAAAACGTAACAGGTCAAGGATTTACCAGCTTATTAATGAGGGTAAGCTTCCGACCGTTATAATTGATGGTGTAACTTTTGTTAAGGTTGATTTGAAATGAAGCCTAATAAATACTTTAAAGTCCGTCGTCATAAAGTGAATGATGTTCTTAATACGGATCACATGATTTGCTGTGTATATTTTTTGCTTAAAAAAGGAGTTGTTGTTTACATAGGTATGACTCATAACCTAAGAAGTCGTATCACTAACCATAAATCGAGCCTTTGCCATAGTCGTTGGTTTGATTCTTTTAGGTTCATTGAATGCGACTATGAAATAGTTTCTGATTATGAAAAAAGATTAATAAGGATATTTAAGCCTATTGAGAATAGACACCATTATCATAGGTTTAAGGAGCTTGTTTAAAAGACAAACATCTGGCGGCGAACTGAGTGAGCGAAAACAACTCGGGGATGAAAAGAACACTGAAGCCCTTGAATGAATGGAGTAAAGTTAGTTCGAAGTAGTTACGATCCGATGCCACGCAGAACCTTGTAAGACTGTCGGTTCTGCTGCCAGATTTTTAAAGATAAAAAAGCCGATGCTACCAAACACCGGCTTTCAGAATGACACATTTAAAAACCAAATATACAAATGAAAAATGTTTTGATTACTACCAAGCATCGCGGAGTGTTCTTCGCCCAGGTCGAAGACGCAACAGATCTTACTCAGCCAATCCTCACAAATCTGAAGAATTGCCGCATGGCTATTTACTTCGGTACGACAAAAGGAGTTATGGAGCTTGCCAGCGATGGCCCAACAAAGTCGTCAAAGATCGGCGCTGCCGCTGATGTTGATGTTATGCACGACATTACTGCGGTATTCTCTGTTACCGATAAAGCCGCTGAGAAATGGAACAACGCCTAATCACTGTTAACGAGGTCGTCCATAATGGAGCCTGTGTTGATGGTGTGATGGAGTTTTACAGAGAAAACTTTGAAGGCCAAACAGCAGTATCAATTAAGGATGTGCTAGAGGCCGGTGCTGATCCAAAATATTTGCAGTTGAACGGCGACGGCGACGGCAACGGCTACGGCGACGGCTACGGCGACGGCTACGGCAACGGCAACGGCAACGGCGACGGCTACGGCAACGGCAACGGCTACGGCTACGGCGACGGCGACGGCAACGGCTACGGCGACGGCTACGGCGACGGCGACGGCGACGGCAACGGCAACGGCTACGGCGACGGCTACGGCGACGGCTACGGCGACGGCTACGGCAACGGCTACGGCAACGGCAACGGCTACGGCAACGGCTCTATTTACGGGTAGAGCCTACCCTTTTTTTCTTACGACATTTAAATGAAAATACGAATATGAACACCGACAAGAAAGTAGTTTCTCCATTTGAGTTTGCTATCGTGCAAATAGCCGATCCTGATAAAGCCCATACCATGCGTGCAGAGACTAAGGAAGAGTCAAGGAAACGTATCGAAGACAAGATGAAAGACTTCCTGAGTAAGATCAAAACCAAAGACGGTGAGGCAGCAACAATCGGTTAACTAAAATGGGGTAAACAACAGTATGAAGAGAGAAGAGGGTTTTTATTGGGTTAAGTGGGATGAGAACCATGATTGGGAGGTTGCTAAATGGGAAAATGAAATCTGGAAATTCACCAATGGCAGCCGAGCTTCTTACGAGCCTATAAAAATGCAAGTGGACGAACGTCGTATAAAAAGAATTTTTTGATAGGTTATAAAAGAAAAATGTATGGAGTGGATAGACGCAGGTCAACAGAAACCAGACGAGGGGACGTTTGAAGTACTGGTTCAATTTGATGAGCCCTTTTTTGGAATAATGGAGCCTAAAATGACTGTAGCATATTACGCACACGATCATGGTAAATGGTACTCGGATTTGACAAGTAGAGAAATCTACCGCGTTACGCATTGGCAACATCTTCCTAAACCCATCGAAAAAGTAACCGCCTCTGAGGGGGCAGAATAGAATGAGAACGGCAATCAAAGTTGAAAAGTTAGGAGCCCTGATAAAGAAGGTTGACGAACAGGTTTCGCTTTACGTGAGGCTGAATGCTGCTGACGATAGAGGTACAGTTAAATGCGTTTCTTGCTCTGAAAGACTTTGGTGGGCCGATAGCGATTGTGCTCATTTCAAAGACAGAGCAAATATGGCAACGCGTTTCTATCTTCCAAATCTCGCTCCGGCCTGTCAAGACTGTAATCGTTTTAATCATTACGAACATATTCAACGCTGGGGCTTGACCATGAAAAAGAAAGCGTTAGTGGATCTCAATTTAAAAGCTCACTCAATGGAGAAATTCACCCGTCCTGAGCTTGAAGAAAAGCTACAGGAGTTCACCGATAAAGTAAAGGAACTGAGACGTAAAAAGGGGCTATGACAGAACAGGAGCGAAGAGAAAAGAATTGGCAAATGGCTGCTGAGTTTGCGAACAGAGTCATAACAGCAATTGACAACGCTAGAGCGAAAGCATTAAATGATGATGACCGCGCTGAACTACTCGAAGAGTGGACAGACTATTTTGCAGACACAATGAACGGAGACGCATGACAACACCAACACAAACAATATGATCGGCAACACAATTAAATTTCGGTATTATCCCACAGGTGCACACGGATTTAGAGACTACAACAAGGCTGAAGAAGAAGAAGGGGTAGTGGTAGACGCTTTTACGGAGATAACAGGATCGGTTAAAGGCGAATCTATATTCGGATTCGGTGAGGTAAGTGGCGACACTAAGTGCAGGCGCATGTACAAGGTGCAGTATACAGTTTACAACAGCCAATACTTCACAACGATCCATGATTCTCAATTGATTTCGATTGTCAGATTTGCGCATGAAGTTGTGTTAGGAGAAAAGTTTAAAGTCAGTCAATCATGAAGCAGATATTACCAACCTCACTTGCTACCGGATTGCTTATCTTCATAGGCACAGCCATTATCATAGGTACCGACTGGGACATATTAGGCTGGATCTTCAACGCTGTCGCCGTGGGAACATGGATATGGAAGATAGTTGATTTCAAGAAGAAAAAGGGAAGGATATGACACAAGAAGACATTAAAGAGCTTGAACGTTTACTAGAGTTGATCAAGCAAGAAACAGAAACTTATGTTGACCATGATGTAATAATCTATAATTCCGAAAAGTATGCTTTGATGATCGCCATAGCAAAGTATATCGAACGCTTTAAATGGTAATAACTAACTGAAATTCAATGCATTTTAACCCTATTTATTCCTTAATAGCTGCGGTAGTGGCCTTCTTTGTTCTTTGCTTGCCGGTGATCATCGAAAGCCGAAACGACAGAAGCGGTGAATCACTCAAAGAGAAAGGCTTCAGGGGCTTTGACATTTATCTCAGGATATTCGGTTTCTTGTTGTTTGGCTGGCTGGCAACAGTTATTAGGTATTTTAATGTTCATCCTTCTGATTTGTCAATATCGAGTATAGCCTCTGCGATATTCATGTCATTTGCAATCCACTTCCTTACCTTCAGCTACTTTGTAACTTACAAGCTTGAAAGGAATGGAGTAATAAAACCCGGTTCCAATTGGTTCACGTACGAGGGCAAGACCTCGCGATCAGAGCAGATAAAATTCTGGCATCGGATAGGCCCTAATTGGAGATTTGCTATCCGCTTAATTGTGTTTGCAATAGCGTTATTGATTTACTTTTGAACAAATATTGAAGCGATGAATATCTTTCAATTACTCAGACAGGCTGAAGATGAAAGTGCACGATTCAGAGAATTGGAGCGTATCTTGGAATTGCCAAAGAACAGCGTTAAATCCGAGTATCAACGAACTTTGATTTTACGTGGCGTTGATTACAAAGAGGCAGAGCGTATAGAGGCTGAGTTAAGAGAGATAGCTATTACAGTACCTCATTCATACAACACCGTTATTAAGGTTTATGATCATATCAAATCAATCGAGAGGACAAAGCAAATACTCGAACATTCTTGCAGAGCCATTGTTAACGTCGATTTAATACTTGGCCTTATACCAAAACAATAGTGAAACAATTTAATTCTATGGACATATTACAGAAGGTAACTATATACTTATTCACCCTTTCAAATTTGGCCAAAAACAGCGTTTTTAAAGAATTATGAAATATTTTAATGAAAAACCTTGCGCGGTAAATCCAAATGGATTATCTTTATATCATAATTAAACAATACGACAATGACACAGAAAATCGAAATCACCAAACTTAGAAACGTAGCCGGTTACGAATATACTTGCGCTTGCTGCGGACGGGAGATTAAGAACGTGTTTCAGGTAGGCTCTAAGACTTACGGTTCAGAGTGTGTTATTAACCTTTTCGGTGCGTACGGAGAGAAGAAAGTAAAAGATCAAATGTTCCTCGCAAAGAAATTCAACGGTATCTCTGAGGCGACTAAAAAAGATACAATGGAGATCTTGAAAATTAACGAAGATCAATACTTCACAAGATTCATCACCACAGGGCAGGCTTAAAAGCCTCCCTTTTTAAAAATCCGGTTCCCATCAGCAACGTGCTAAAAAATGAACACCGATATTCAAACAATGACAGTACTAAAACGGATTGTAAAATTCGGTACTGTTCTAAAAATAGAATCCATCTACGATGATGGGGCGTTTGTAATTACTGTAACGATACCTTCAATTGGCTATTCTTTGGATGAAACGCAATTCATCATCAATCCAGATGAATTGGAATGGTTACAAAATAGCGCTGAAAATTTGCCTCCCATCACCAAACTGATTGAATAATGGTAGCCCTTCGTAAATTCAAAACCCTTGTAGACTTGCTCACTTACTTTAAAGATGAGCAGGTTTGCCGTGATTATCTGGAACTGATTCGCTGGAACGGTAATATCGTTTGTCCTTACAAAGAATGTAAACACGATCACGTATTCAAGTACACGGATGGAAAGCGTTACAAGTGCGCCAAATGCCAGCGCCAATTTTCCGTTAAAGTTGGTACTATCTTCGAAGACTCTAAAATCAGTCTTCAAAAATGGTTTGCCGCAATCTACCTGATCACATCACATAAGAAAGGTATTTCATCCCTGCAATTACATCGTGACTTAGGGGTAACGCAAAAGACCGCTTGGTTTATGCTGCACCGTGTTCGTCACACGCTTCTCATCAGCAATGGCGAAAAACTTACAGGCATCATTGAAGCGGATGAAACTTTCATAGGTGGCAAGGAGTCAAACAAACACAAATCAAAGCAGACACCCGGAACGCAGGGCCGCTCATCAGCAACTAAAATTCCAGTGCTGGGCATTATTGAGCGTGGCGGCCAGCTTCGCGCAATTAAGGTCTTAAATACCCGTGGCTACAGCTTACGGCCTTTCATCGTAAACAATGTGGAGTTCGGTTCAACCGTCCACACAGACGAATGGTGGGGCTACCGTGGCCTTTCTCGCATATTCAAACACCAGTTTATCAATCACGGTGCTGGTGAATACTCAAAGGATGGTGTTCATACAAATTCAATAGAGGGCTTTTGGTCACTACTGAAACGTGGTGTAATCGGCATCTACCATTCAATGTCTGATAAGCATCTTCAAAAATACCTTGATGAATTTGTGTTCAGATACAACACCCGTGGTTATTCTGAAAACTTCCGATTTGACGCTATGCTCAACAATATCAATTCACATTTAACCTACAAACAACTATGCTTAAAGAAGTGATTGACAAATGGAAGTTAAACCGAAATCTGCTAGCCATCAGGATGGGCATGTCAAAGGATGCGTTCAATAAAAAATTGAACGGTACAGATGGGAGGTCTTTAAGTGACGATGAAATGCAAAAGCTCTCAAAGATTCTCCTGGAATTACGTGACGATTTGGAGAGTGGGGAAACTGATGCATTTAATGATGCTTTGCGCCTGATCTCACAGAGAGAAGTTTAACAAACAGATTGCCGGAAAGTCCGGCTTTCTTTAAACCCGGTTAGGGTCAATAAATATATAGTTACCTTACAGAAGATCAACGAACTCGAAAAAGAACTCAAAGGCAGCGAAGCAAAAGAACAGGAATTTCACGACAAAGCTATCATCCTCAGAAGGAAGATTGGCAGGCTTAAAACAACACTGCGCGACGCTTCTGAGATACTTGGTGAGGACTCAAATCACGTAGAAAATGATAATTCCGGAACGAAAGAGACCGTGGATAAAGCGCACACAAACCAGGTACAACCCTGATCCATGGTACAATAGCGCAGAATGGAAGGCAACCAGAGCCCGTAAACTTGAATTAAATCCATTTTGCGAGTGTGATCAATGCGCTGGAAAGAGGGTAAAGGCGGAAATGGTGGATCACATACAGCCGATAAAAGAAGGCGGCAGCAGAACTGACATGAGCAATTTACAATCATTGACAAACAGGTGCCACGCAAGAAAGTCGGCACAGGACAAGAATAGAAAATACAATAAATGAAACGAACGCCTTTCATACCTATGTATCAGCCCTTGCCAGAGATAACCAGTCAGGAGCAAATGAATGCCATTGATGACAGTGAGAAGCGATTTCATGCCCCAGAAACGTACATCAAGATCGTAATTACGAACAAAACAGAGTTTAACGGACACTTATTCCAGAAAGAATGACCCCTTACTACTACATGGCTAACAGCGTAGCCGAATACAGCAGGTTCAGGTTTATTAATAACGATTATCTAAACTATGCTTTGTTTTGCCTGTTTGAGAATGCTGATCAATCCGGTATTAAACTACGCGACAGCAGCAGAGAACAATATCTGTACATGCTCGGTGATCAGTATGAAAACGAGCGTTTTATGAGACACGAAGGAAAGAAAGTGGGCATTTTTACCGAAATTCAAGGTCTACACACTACTTGCAATAATTGGCTATGACAGCACTCGGATTTACAAATTACATTCTACAGATATTCTTCATTCGCTTGACAAAGCACCAAGAGACACGAATAAAGTCATTCAAGCTAAGGTCTTTTTCATTAAGCGGATACGTTAAGATAGGCAGGTCAACCCACCCGGTAGTAAGGATCAACCACATACAACAGAGCTTCTTCAGCGAACTACAAATACTAGCTGTATTCAAAGGTGATTATGAGAAGGAGCTACACTATCGCTATCATGCCTTCGCATTGGGTAACGAATGGTTCAGGCTATCAGAACAACAGATCGAAGACATCAAGCTTAAGTATAAGCAGTATGAAGCAAATAAATAACGAAAAGCATTACAAAGGGGAGGCCAGGTCAAATTGTTATTCACAAAGCAGTGAAGAATATCTGT